TCACTGTCCGAGACCGACGATTCAAAGATTGGATTTTCGTTACCGGAGGGTGTAGGCGAAGAGAAATAGTAAATCCAATACGATGTGCTTTGAGAGAACTAGAAGAGGAAACAAGAGGAGTCATTTCTCTCAAAAAGGGTCAGTATTCAGATTTCAAATTCGTAGTTAAAGAAAGTCCAGGCGTTGATTTAGAATACAACGTCTTTATATTTTTCGTAGATTATACACCACAACAACAAACCGAACTTGTCAAAAAATTCAATGATGAGAAACAAAAAACAAATCTTAAAAAAATACAAAAACAACCATATAAACGAACTTACGATGAAAATGATTTTATGAATTTTGAAACATTAACAGAATTCAATACAAAAAAACAATGGGATAGAATAGTTAAAAACGTTCTCAATAATCCAGAGTTTTATGCATGCATAACTTCACTCAATAGAAAAACCTTCTCTATTAAATAATGAAGTCCAAAGCTTACATACTCTCACAAATTTCGCATCTTCTCGTTGAAAGACATGGTTATACACAGGAAAAAGCAGATAGGTACGCAGAATTACACAAAGAAGATAAAGTTTATGAACTTCTTGTTTTAAAAAAGAATTTATCAGAACAGGAAGAGTATCCAGAAATATCGTATAGAAAATCAATTTGGAGACATCACTACGATAGTGATTAATTAAATCAATATAAAAAAATAAAACTACTACTTGGTAAGTAAACCATGTTTAAAACATGGTGTAAAGAACAGGGATTCTGGAACAATACCAATGTATCACATGTGCTCATGGATGGAGGTGTCCTCTCAGTGCCATTTGATAGATTGAATGATTTCTATATTAAATACACAGATTCCTATAATTCGGGGGAAAAAATATTTGTGGTCGAACAGAAAACTGAAAATTACAACTTTTTCGTGGATATCGATTACAAAGATGAAGATGAAATAGAATTTTCAGAACTCGAAAACTATTGTAAAATAATATGCGAAAGAGTTAAAAAATTGGGGGGTAAAGAAGCACTCATTTCCGTAGCTCAACCAAAAAAAGTAGGTCATCTAGTTAAGACGGGTATTCACATAAATTGGCCAGATTTTATCGTAAATCAGTCATCAGCTTTAGCAATACGAGAAATTCTAGTACGAATAATGAACGAGTATTACGGTTCAAGAAATTGGAATGATATAATCGATGAAGCCGTTTACGGGAGTTTAAAAAGAAAAGCCAAGGGAAGCGGATTTCGGATGCCATGGTCACATAAAAAGGGAAAACATGATGAATGTTCCGGTAAAGGGTGTGCAGAATGTAACTATACCGGAAAAGTAACTCAAAGTGAATACAAGCCTATATTTATATACAGATATGGTCCGTTTCAATTACTCGAAACTATAGATGGTCAGGTCGCAGATGTTAAAATAATGAACATGGCTACTTTACGTACAGAGAGAGACGATCCCGTGATAATAGAAAGTAAATATTCAAAAAAATCAGAAGGGTCTTTTACAACTGCACAGATAAAAAACGAATTCAAAGATCAGGAAGCTATTAGTCTTGTAGAAGAATTTGTAAGAAAAAATTTAGAAGGTCAGAATTTATCGAGGATAACAAAAATTTATGAAAATAAAAACCAGTTTCTCGTTTCAACGAATTCATTTTATTGTGAAAATAAAAAGTGTAACCACAATTCTAATCACGTGTGGTTTCATATATTAGGAGATACTATAGCACAAAAATGTTTTTCGACTACCGATACAATGAGACATTTTGGATTTTGTAAAGATTTCACCGGAAAAAGACACCAACTCTCTTCTAAAATTACGAATATATTATACAAGGATGGTAAAGTTGAAAAATATAAACCAAAAAACAGTGTTAAAAAGAATGAACCCGTTGGTTTTGAACAAACTATTGAATTATTGAATCTTTTCATAAACAAAAACGTTTTCAAAAACAAAAACCTTAAAATACAAAATATAGAAACTAAAAATACTAAAAAACATATTGTTTTAACATCGTATTCATGTGAAAAATGTATAAGTAATGTAAATTTTGAAATAGAAAATAAATTACTTATACAAAAATGTAAATGTAAATCACCACCTAAACATATATTAACCAATAAAATATTACAATCTTTATAAAAATGTTAGTTTTGATAATAACGAGTAAAATACTTAAAAGAAATGTGTTAATACTAATTAAAGCATGTCTGTGTCTCGAAAAACACGCTCAGGACGATTATCAAAAGTACCAGAAAGATTAGAATTATTTGAAGAAATAGAAGACGATTTCAAGGACGATGAATATGATACAGACGTCGATCTTCTTCAGACGGACGACGAAGATATATGTTCAGAAGACGAAGAATCCGAATGCGATTCAGATGAAGATGAAAACGGTAATTTGAAAGGATTTGTTGTTGACGATGACGAAGACGAAGACGAAGACGAAGATGTCGAAGAATCTTCTGATGATGAAGAATATTCAGATAATGAGTAATATCAGGCTTAAAAAAAAGAATTCAATTTATATAAATGGAAGCCGAAGTTGGAACACCTATTGAATATAACCCAGAAGAGTTTTTAAACAAGGATAACGACTTACATGAACAGGAACCAGAAAATAATGAACAATACTATGTTCAACCACAGCAGCCAATGTATACACAACAGTTAATACAACCGGAAAAACAAGATATATTTTCTAATTTAGATAAAACCGGGTACGTTATTATATTTGTTGCATTTTTATTAGGGTTTTTTATGGGTAAGACTATGCAACCTGTTATTTTAAGACCTGGATAAATTTTTACCACCTATCCAATATACAGTCGATGGGGTTTGTTGACCCATAAATTCACCAATTTCACCATATGATGATTCAGTAAAATAAGATCTACTCGTAACTAGTGGATCATCAAATGTATTTTTCATAACTTCAGACGCAGTTACTTCGTCGTATGTCACTTTAGAATCACTCGATGTTTTTTCTAATTTATTTTTTTGATTATTATACAATCTCAAAAATAAAGTTAATACAAATATCAAAATAAGAATGGTGATTATATTCAATATAATACTCAACATACTTACATTTAAATAACAAAATTAATTTACGCCTGTTCATTTTCCTTATCATCAGATGTTACTTCTTCTTCACCGTCGTCTTCAGTTTCTTTGACCTGACCTTCTGTTGAATTTTCAACAGCGACTTTCTCAGCTTCTTCCTTCATTTCCATTTCTTCTTTCTCAATTTTTTCCTTGAGTTCAGCCTCGCGCTTAACTCTGACCATTTCCATTTCTTTAGCAACAATCTCATCAGCTTCCTTAACCAAATCTTCCATATCAGCGTCTGGTTTTTCTTTTTGGAGGCGTTCCAAAACTTCACCCGGATGGCTCACTGGAGTTTCATCGGGTTTGGTATAAAACTTGGAATTCTCGTCTCCACCTTTAAAGTACGTATCAGTTCCCGGAGCCTTAACAGCCATCATATCCGTTTTACGTTGCGAAAACATGGCAGCGGCTTGAGCTTGATTTTCTTTGTACCCCGTTATGAGTTCTTCAAGCTTTTCATCCGTATAATGTACATCTTCAATTTGTGCCGGGTCAGGTGGAATCAATAGCCATTTATACATATCGACAACATAAATATCAAAAGTTGCGTCTTCCTTTTGAAGACGTTTAGCATGAGAAGCAGCTTCTTCACGCGTATTAAAAGCACCCCTAATTTTAATTCCAAACTTTTCATTCTTTTGTGGCGCTTCCGGTCCTACTACAGAAAGACAGGCGTAAAGTTGACCTGGTACGGTTGTGTAATCTTGTTCAAGAGACATTGTTTATATGTAATTACATGTACTTAAAACTTTAAGTATATGAAATTGTAAAGAATGTATTGGAAAAAACAACCTGTTAAACATGACGTAACAGAAACAAGTAAGGGGGAGATAGATTCATCAGAGAACCTTAAACTTGAAAAAAACGTGTTACCAGACGGATATGAGTGGGATTCATGTTATTTAGAAGAATTATGTATGTTTCTTAAAAAATATTATATACGAGATTCAAATTATGCGTTCGATTATCCACTCGAATTATTAAAATTGGCGACTGATGAAAAATTCATAATATCTATACGCGATACCGAAACCAAAATCATGCACGGGTGTATTACAGGTGTTCCTTCAACCGTAAATGTAAACGGAACGTCATTAAAAATGATTCAGATAAACTTTTTATGTGTAGATAACGATTCGCGTTCAAAAGGATTTGGACCTTTACTCATAAACGAAATATCACGTCGTGCTCGAGAATATAATATTAGACAAGCTGTATACACTATAGTTAAACGCGTATCTCCACCGCTAACAGAAGTACGCTATTGGCACAGGCTTATAAACGTAAAAAAACTAAATTCTATAGGGTTTTCAAAAGCACGCGAAATACCAAATTTAGTATTAGGATCATCGAGATTTAGGGAAATGACGAAAAAAGATATCCCACGCGTTACACAAATTTTGCAAAAACATCTTCTTAAATTTAAATTGTATATTGAAATTGATGAAAAATATGTTGAAACATGGTTATTACCACGTAAAGATGTTATGTATTCCTATATAAGCGATACTACCGATCAGTTTCTTTCTTTTTATAGTATACCTTACGTACACGTAGAATCTGGGAGTGTAGTAAAACAGGCATACACGTTTTATAACGTAGGAAACTGTTTGAAAGATGCGATAATAATGGCACGCAATAGAGGTTTCGACGTTTACAATTGTACAAATATAAGTGTAAGCGAAGAAGAACTCGTTTTGAATAGATTTATGAAAGGTACGGGTATAAATAATTATTATTTATATAATTGGAATGTTGGTGAAAAAATAATACCAAGGGATATTGGATTTACATTAGTTTAAGGTTTCCATTTAAGAAACGATGGTAAAGCGGCTAAACCACCGAGTACTATAATAGTGTCTATGAAAAGGACTTTATTCTTAATTTCGGGACACCAATTCTTATACTTGATGATCTGTTCTGAATCTTGAGGTTTTATCCAGTGGTAAAACATGGCGAGGTATGTTGGACCGAGGTTTCTTTCACAAAGGAACCAGTGATCGTAGTAGGCGAGTGCCACATAAGGTACATATAAGAGTACTAGAAGGACCCACTTATTTCTATGGGGCAAAAACCAGTAACCACCTGATAATGCTAACGTAAACCATATACACTTCCAATTTGCGACGGGTTGAGTATTATCACACTTTTTATCTTCGATTTCCATTTCTACTTGTATTTCTAAAATGAACCGAGATAAAATTTTGGAATGGTTTGTTCATGTTTTCCATAATTTTACGTTTAAGATCAGTTAATGTTAATAAATTTTCTAATAAATATTTAATTTCTTTTGAAGTATTATTAATCTTTTTTACTATTTTTTTTTCATCACCGTTAATCTTATTAATCTTTTTTATTATATTTTTTTCATCACCGTTAATCTTATTTCTGTTTTTTTGAGGTATTTTATTCTTAACCATCTTAATCACTAAAATATATTCATACTGTTGTTGATATTCGGTTAGAAGTTTTTCAAGTTTTAACTTAATTTTTTCTATATTTTTAATTTCTTTCTCAATCTTATTAAGTAAATTTTGTTTTTCTTTATACAATTCCGCGTTTTTTCGCAGTATATTGTTTACCATTTCTATAATATGTGATTATTTTTTGGGTTTTGATTTTTCCATTTCTTTTTTCTTCCTGTATTGTTCAAGTCGCTTCAACGCCGCGTTCATTCTCATTTTTTTCAATTTTTTATTGGTCTCTTCACGAGTGAGTTTTTTGGGACTGGGTTTGGAATTATTTGTTTTATTTTTCTTTTCTTCCTTTAATTGTTTTAATCTCATTTTGGCATCTTTTAATTGCTTCATGGTCTTTTCACGTAATGTTTCCATTTCTTTTTCATTTTTTTTAGAAATATGGTTAAAACGTTGTTTCTCCATTTTCATCTGAATTAACGCGTTTGCTAAAGATATTGTTTTCAATTTGTTATTGAAAACTTGGTTAGCATTTTGTTTCTTCTTTTTCTGCTTTAACGCGTTTGCTAAAGATATTGTTTTCAATTTTTTATTGGAAACTTGGTTAAAATTTTGTAACAAGTTTCGTTCGGTTCGCCAATCTGGACGAGGGGAATAATTGGAATTGGAATTAGATGACATTTATATAGTCTGAGATTTTTACCTTAGTAAACCATTTAAAAAGAAAAAATTAAGTTAAATAAATGGAGGAGATACGCAAGTACCATAACGAGTCTAAACGTCTCCTCATCCAATCGGCTACCCGCGAAGGCGACAGTATTTTGGATGTAGGA